GTTTAGCAAAGCCTTGTCCAATCTGAAGAATGATACTAACTCAGGACTACCTTATTTAACGAGAAAGTCTGAAGTGAAGAAAGACTACTCCTTAAATAAACTTAATTTAGAACTTGGGATGAAATACCCCGCTGTATTATTCACCAGAACTCAAGAGGGTAATAAAACTCGAAATGTTTGGGGATATCCATTTTGTGATACTCTGAATGAAATGATGTTTTATCTTCCTTTACTTGATTTTCAGAAAAGGACTAGTTACAGGCAGGCATTATTAGGTCCATCATCAGTAAATTTAGCTATTTCATCGATGATGAATAGACTTAGCGGAGATGAGACGCTTGTTTCAATGGACTTCACCACTTACGACGCTAGTGTAAAGAGGTCGCTACAGAAGACTACTTTCGAATATATTTCTAAATTATATCAAACTTCAAACAGGGAGGATATCATGAAAATATTCGAAAGATTTAACACCATAGGTCTCACTACGCCTGATGGGGTGTTATACGGATCTCACGGTGTCCCCTCAGGATCAACTTTCACCAATGAAGTTGATTCCTTAGCACAATTCCTTGTTGCTGGTTCTGATGATTACGAATTAATTGATAGTTCTTTCCAGATCCAAGGTGATGATGGCCTTTATATAGTTAGTCCCAACGCAGTTGAAGAACTTTTAAAGACCTTTGAGAATAATAATTTAAAAGTTAATCTTTGCAAGAATTTAATTCTGTATCAAAACATTTTGACACATTTTACAAATCATCTTAATGTAATTTTTTATGCAATTTTTTAAATTTAGGTAATATTAATTCAAGTTATCCATCAATACACTTTCCTAATCCAGCATCAACACATGCCCAAAACTTTCCTGTTTCAGGGTCGGCAATCAAAGGTTTGAATGCTGCATGAACTTAAGCTGAGGTTGTTGATGGTCCCCAAGTAGCAGCGGCTTATTGCAATTATTTTAATTAACCTTAAACTTTTTATTAAAATGCTGGTCTTTAAGCAGGAGTTAATGCTTAAAATTGTGCTCTCAATTAGTCTCCACATGGTTATAATTAATTTCTAACACACTTATCATCATCTAAATGAATAGTTTTATGGAATTTTTAAACTTTTGATAAAATGAATTAAAACTTTGCATTTTCACATTTTGTTAATCCAGCATCAGCACAAGACCAGAATTTTCC